GCTTGCGCAGTTCACCCATTTATGTAGCTAGCTACCTCCATCGACAGGTTTACGACACCACGTCAGAACCGTTATTACGATTGAAAAGTACAGAGTTAATGTACCTTAAATCATATAAGGGTTCCTGGTAGGAGTCGTTATACCACGTCAAAACCTCGCGCTCACGAAGGTAAACCTTCCTTCGTGCCAATTGGTGCTTCACGGCACCTCTCAAAGCCAACTGACCTTTGAAAGGGGACTCAACAACAACACCACGACGTAGTGTAGTCGCAAGTAAGGCGTAATTATCTGCATCTTTTTTCTTCGATTGAGGATGCAAATAGTCCAGGTACAAACAGCCATTACTATCGTAATTAAACGATTCTAATGACAGTAGTGCCCCATCTCCTTCAACCCAAAAGGGCTGATAGAGCTGGTGGATCTCTTTTATTTTCGAGCGTCTACCGGACTGAAGCCTCGCTTCAGTGCGTAAGCGCTTGCGATTATAAAAGTCCAGTCGCGAGTCACAAATGTGTCTTGACTGGATCCACGGAACTAACGCGACATCATCGAGGCTAACCTCGCCACCCATACGTCGAGCCCATCGGAATATCCGATTGGCAAGACGAATAGAGGAAGGCCAATCCAGAATAACTTCTTTCTGGTAAAACGGGGTAACGTCAACGCCATCGAAATAGTGCTTACCGCACGACTCGTAGAACCGGCCCGTGGTATACGTTTTATCAACGTTAACCGAAAAGCCACAGTATACGAGTACTTCGATGAGTCGCTGAGCATGTCGTTTCCCTACGATGATATCATCGCCGTATACGGCGATCTTACTATCCGTATCCAAACCTTCGACTCTAACCACTGCCCAAGAAAGGGCGAAAAAGATCAGACTCTCGAGTTCGAATGTATAGCCATTACCCATCGCTGAGAACTTATGTAAATAACATGAGTCCCCTTCGATATTGATGGAGTGGGTTCGAAGGTCCCAAAGGACCTGAAACCACTCCGCAGGTAATAGTAGACGGACGAGTTCGGAAGAGACGGTATCGCTCGCTGAAGCGAGGTCAATGGTTGCGTAACCGTCCTTATGGGCGATTGATGCTAACCATTGGTTCCTTGACTGATCGTCAAGATTGATACCGCAACGCTTCAACCGCTTGCGGATAATTCCGCCAACACCTTTTTGAAGAAAAAGGTTGAAGGTAGGTTGTATATCTATGGAACGACGGGTTTTCCAACTCTTTGGGACCGTATCAAAACGGCCGTCCTCAGAGATGTTAAATTCGTGTCCTAATAGACTTACAGGTCCATCAAGTGGTATGCCAAGCCTAGCGGATGCCATCGAGACATCATAAGCAAGGTACGCTCGGGCATACTTAAATGCCCGTCGCGTGACGCCAATACGAGGTTCAAGGATTTTATTGTCAAGGGTCGCTACGCTAGCCTTAAGGCTTGACGTGGCCCCCTTGCCCCATTCGCAGTGTTCTAGGAACTCCCGATAAGGGAATTCATAAGAGATATGCGTAGACGATGAGAGAATCTGGGTAATTTTTCGCTGTGCTATAGAAATTATAGCCTCAACGCCCCCGATAGGGGACCCAGACCTTAGTCGTCTGTTAGTATCTCTGACTAGAAGCTCCGTAGCCTTGAACGAAGCTGCCGTCTCCTTACGTAGCCGACTTTCGTCAGCTAACCCCTCATACTTTCGTAAGAAAGAATGAAGCGCGTAATCGTAAGCAAACGAACTTGCACTGCGGTACTCACTAGGCGTGATCTCAGACGAGAATATCTGAGACCAATCGCCGTTGACAGCATGCTCGCGCATGCGTCTGGAGTACTGGCTGTCAACCGTCTCGCAGAGCGATCTGTAAACAGAAAGCAGCTGCGTATGAGGGCAAAACTTTGCTACGCTCATACAAACTCCTATTTGGTAGTTTGGCCTAACGAACTCTTACGAGTACGACGGCTGAAGTACATCGACGTTGAAACCAGCCATCGCATTCTGGAGCAGGTTGAATGCAAAAGAACGGATGTTCTTTCGCTCCTGGTAACCAGAGCGCTCGGGCAGGTCCAATTCGATGCGACACTTCACCGTATAGGCGACAGACGGCGGCGGTGTATAGCCAGAAGACGATGACCCGAGGGTTTCACCTACGGGGATCGCCAGGCTGTACACAACCTTCGAGACACCGGTCAACTGCTTTTGCGCGTCGAGGACGCGCGTCTGCTTGTAACCGAACTTGAAGGCCGTAGAGACGTTGGTAGGCGATGGAGTGGTTTGTTCAAACCAAAACACGCCGTTAGCGTCCTTGCCAATGGGAGAAAAGGTAGTCGCCACCGGAGTGGCGGCGCCGTCGTTGATAACGACCGCTGCGATCTGAGGCATATAAGCCCCTTTCTGCTATTTTAGCAATGGTTGGAGGGCGCGCATCTTACGTGCAAAGAGCTGATGAATCAGTCCCGTTGCATCGAGCATGCGCTTGGCGTTGAGGTTAACATCAAGTCTTACCCCAGCGGGAATCGGCAGGTTTACTAGTACCTGCCTGTCTTTGAACGACAACCTCTTTTTATAATGTTGGGAAATGCCACTATAGGAGCCACTTATTAAATTGACTCCGTTAGGTGCGTATACCCAAGGTTGCCGTGTGACCCCGTAACGGGACCACGATGTTTCTTCGAGGTATGAGTCGGTTCGATAGCCGCCTAGGAAATGTTTATTGTAAAGCACCAGATTCTCCCAGAGGGAGAGCTGCTGACTTACATTAACAAACCAGTCGGCAACGAAGCTTAGGGGTAGTAATTCCCAAGCTATACCGAGAGGGTTTAGAGAAGTCCAGTCTGCTAAATTTGCGCCAGATGGCACACGAAACAGACAGGAGTACTCAGTCCTCCAATAGAGGTTCCCGGAGACTTCAATGAAGGGGTCAGAATATGACCCATCACCCTGAAGTCTTACGAAAGCTCCTTCTATCTTGGCCCCAGATCTACCTTTTAGGTTAATGAGGCCACCTCGAAGATCTTTCAGCATATTATCTGCTGCATCGTAAATAGAGTGCACTAATGGCGTCCAGCCATACCTGTACTCTAACCACTTGTTTGTCACCCAATCGAGTTTCCTCTGATCACCAGTGGTGTTCTTAGGAAAACGCCGATATCGCCTTGACTTCTCAATATTCTTGAAGAAGTTGCCAGCTAAAGTTTGGAACAGAAGAGTCTTTTTCAGCATAGCAATGGTCTGATGACCTTCAGCTATATCGACAATAAGATTCGAGTTTCCTCGGAGCTTATTATAGACCTTCTCTATAGCGCGGTCAGAAGTACGACCGAAATCTACAGTGCCAAGCATTGGTGACGTACTAGAGCCTTGAGCGAATTGCGAAGGACCACGGATATCCTGATACGATTTTGACCCGTAAGCTATGCTTTCGAGTCGAGTCGTGGAATACCCGAAGTCTTTCACTACGCGAGAGAACGTTATTGGATTAGGAACCTTCTTATCTCCTTGGATATTACCGTTAACAACGGTAAGATCTTTCGAAGATGCGACGGTATCCGTGGAGCTTGAGGTGCTCCCCAAGATCGTAGAAGTGTTTGACGTTAGTTTACCTAACGTCTGACGGCTGTACGATTGCATAACGTGTGCCCTAGACAAGAGTCCAGACAACCAAAGACAGTTGCCTGAGAGAGATCGAGAAATCGATCAAACTGCACAGTGTGCAGTCGGTCTTCCTCGTTAACGAACGATGTAATGTGAGATCACCATACATGCGCCCGTATTCAAATCAGCGTGAAAGAAAGCATCAAAAGTGCTACCTTTAGAAACGCGAAACAAATAAAGCCGTAAGGCTTTAAACGCACGCATTTCAGCTGGCGTGAACAGCCCTGCGATATCGGCTTCCGAGCACTGGCGATACATAAACCTGTACGCTGTATCAGCACGCGCACCTTCCAAGAGGAAGATGTCGTGTATGAGGCAGGAGTACATGGCCAATGGATCTTCAGTCGCAGAGAAACTACGACGGACAGGGATGAGCGAAGTAAGGTGTTTCATAATACATCCTAAGTTAACGGAGG